TATCACTAGAAGCTGTTAATTTTTTACCGTCAGGTATACCTACATTCTTTTTAGGTTCTAAATGTATTGGCCAAGGATCTCCTCCAAGATTTAAAGTTGTAGATATTTCACAGCTAAATCTATCTTTGTGTCTATGTAAAACATCACCTGGTTTATATATTCTAGCATAAGAATAAGTTGGATTTAATTTTAATCCTGTTTTCTTTTCCATAATAGGTAAAGTTCTCATTAACAAAGTTTCCATAGCTACATCTGCATAGTGAGAGTATGTATTTGGAACTTGTTCATCTGCCCACGTTCCCCATTCCTCTGTAAAGTTTGAAATGTATCTTGCATCAAATAAACTTCTAGCAACAGTTCTTTTAAGTAAAAAATAATTGTAACAAAACTCTGCTATATCTTTTGGTACAGCTTCTTTGATAACTATATATTTATTTTTTTTAAAACTCATTTAGTACTCTTTTCTTTTGATATTACTGTTTCAACAACTTTTATATTCCAATGTATAAATCTAAATGGTTCTAATCCTGGATCAACTGCATATTCGTGTGGAACATAGCCTGGGAAAATAATCATTGTTCCTGGTTTAGGTCTATAGTTTACCATACTTGTACCCATTGATATTTGTACTTGATCTTTTAATGGTAGCTTTGTCATTATAGACCCAGGTCTTGGATCGTGAAATATAGGGTAAGATGTTTTTTCACTGCACTTTAAAAAATAAAATCCTGATACGTGTTGATTCCAATGTGCGTGAGTTGAATGATGTCCTCCACCTTTTTCACTAAACTCTTGAACCCAAAATTCTGTAAAATGTAAACTGTGATTTCTTAAATCAAAACCAGACCAATCTAAAAATTCATAAGATCGTTGTCCTATAAACTGAACTAAATCTTTTAGTTTAGGATCATTAGACATACTTTCACTATGCTTGGATAAACCAAATGTTCCAATATCTTTTTTCCATTTAGGTTCATTTTTTAATTTATCTTTTAAAAGTTTGTCTGCTTTCTTAATATATTTATCTGTTACTTTATTTGCATTTTTTAAAAACATTGGTGCTTCTGCAGTCCACACCGGTGTTTGAAAATAAAACGAAGATTTAAAATCTACGTGTCCTTTTGGTTTTTGCGGTGTACTACTTCCACCTTGTTTTATATCATTCATATTATTTAAATGGATAACCTAGATTCCATATCACTAGACTATTCCTTTCTCCTTTAGTTACTGGTTTGACTCTATGCCATACAAATGAAGGGAATACAACCAAAGAGCCTTTTGGTAATATTTCTGTACAAGTTCTTAAATTAGGTTTTTTATCAGGATCTTCATTCCTTAAATCAAATTCTAATTCTCCACCTTTGTATTCTTTTGGATCTGTTAATGTTACGGTTACAGATAATTTTCTAATCTTTCCATTTGTTACATCATTAGTTACATATGGTTTATCCCAACTATCACAATGCCAATCATAATACTGACCTTTTTTATAAATTGTAAATTGACAAGATTCTGACCAATCCCAATCAAAATTCCAACCTGCATTTTTATTAGCCATACGAACATAGGGTTGTATTTCTTTATAAATCCACGGATCATTCATCCAAATAATATTAGAATCTCTTTTCTTTTGTAAATCTTTTACTTCGTCTTTGTTAAGAGGATTTTTATTTAAATCTCTATCTCTACCAAAGCCACCGGTAATAGCCATAATCTCTCTTTGTTTTTCTGCTTTACCATACTTAACAATAAGATCACATATCCTTGGTGGAATGATAGCTTGAAAGTACCAATAATAATTAGATATATTCATAGTTAATTGTTAAAATTATATTTAAGCCATTAGAAGTATTAGGTGAAAAAGAATACTTATTAGTAGCTGGAAACATTATAAAGTGATTATTTTTTAGAGGTATATGCCAAGTTCTATTTTTTCTTCTGTTATCATCATATTCAATAATACATTCACAAGAACCTTCTTTAACATCAACACCATATATTAATGTGTAATCTGGTGAGTTACGTAAATCAACAGGTTCAACTTGATTTCTTGTCCAAGACTTTTCTTTAGGATGCATAACATTACCGTGCATATTTTTATGCACCAAAGTTCTAAAATACTCAACTCTCCAATGATCTCTTATATAATCTTGCATCCATTGTAAAGGTTGAGAAAAAGGCACAACATAATCATCAAAAGAATAAGCTTGTGAATTAGTGTTAATTCTTTTTTGTTTTATGTAAGATTCTATAATGTCATCTCTTATTTTATCACGATCAATTTCAAAGCCTTTCGGCATAAAAATTTCACCTGTATATAAGTCTACTTCTGTTAATACTTTCTTGTGCATACCTATCTAGATATGTAATAAAATATATTTAAAATGTCAATATTATTCTCTGGCTGTTTTATCCCAAGCACCTGTAGATTCATTCCACACATAATAATGAGTAAGATGTTCTTCTTCAGATATTTCTGGTGCGTCACCTATTGGTGACTGCCATCTTGCTTCTGCCACATTTAAAGTCCAACTTGCGTAAGGTTTTTTACTTATAAAAATATCGTTATCTTCATCATAAGTCATACCTATACCTGCATAGTTACCCCTTAAAGGTGTTCCACCTGCATTGTGTTGTCCTTCATATGTATTGTAAGATGTTTTTTTCCAAAGAGGCCAGCTATGGATTCTTTCCAAAAACTGTCTTCCTACTTCTTCATCTTCAATACCATCAGCATTTTGACAATCAGAATCAGCTACAACGTGAACCGCTATAACTTTACTGTTTATTCCTAGTTTTGCGTAATGTGCCATAATGTTTCTCCTTATATATTATTTATTAAAGTTTGTAAATTCCTATTTTAACTGACAAATGTGCCGTCTCCTGTAAATATTCTAATTGTATCTGATCCACAAGTTAAAACAACGTTACCACCTGAAACAGCTGGACTTGCATCTGCTGTAGTGTGTTTAATTATTACTATACCTGATCCACCTGTGTATTTATTGGTATCTCCACCGCCACCACCGCCGCCTGTATTAGCTGTTCCATTAGAACCATTATTATTGCCTGATGTATTACCTGGACCACCGCCACCACAACCACCTGCTCCTTTTGTGCCAGTATAAACTCCAGCACCGCCTCCTCCAGCAAAATATCTTCCTGGTGCTGGACCTGGCATTCCATACGATGGTGCTTGAGGAGCTGATCCAAAAATATCTGTTGTTGCACCCAGACCTCCTGCACCTCCAGTACCTGGAGGTCCTCCGGCACCATTTGCACCCACGGCACCTGCGCCACCTCCACCTGATCCTGCCCATCCCCACGGTGCTGATGGCGGACTTGAATTTGTCCCTCCATCATTTCCTTGAGGTGGACTTACTGGAGGTGTATTTCCTGATCCACCTGGTCTTAATGGCGCTGCTGCAGGTGGAGCACATTTACCTCCACCGCCTGATCCACCAGGTTGTGCATCGCTTGCTGGTGATGTATTACCTGCTCCACCTCCACCACCTGTAGATGTTATTGTACTAAAAGTTGAAGGTGTTCCTTGATTTCCTCTGTTATCTGTTGGACCAGGAGCTGCCGCTGTTCCTCCACCTCCAACTGTAATTGGAAATGATGATCCACTAAGAACTCCAAAATTTGCTGAACAAACAGTTCTGTAACCACCTGCTCCTCCGCCTCCTCCACTTGTAGCACCTGAACCTGAACCACCACCAGCTACCACTAAATATCTTATATTATACTGAATATTTAAAGCTGAACTAGGTGCGTTTGCATCACTAACAGCAACCCAACCTTGAGTAGCACCACTATAAATTACTGTTGTTGATTGTCTTTCTGTATTAATAACTACGTCACTACAAGCTCCATTTATTTTTGAACTATTTCTACCAAGAGTTATAGCATTACAATCAGCTGTTCCGTTAAGATCATTTACTGCAACTATATCTCCTGCGCTAGGAGATGCAGGTAGTGTTACGGTTACTGCTCCTCCACTAGTATTAACGAAATAACCTTTACCATTTACTGAAACAAAAGGTGAAGTCTTGGCAGTCGTACACCAATCAACTGTCCCTGTTCTACCAAAGCCTGATTGAGTTGCACCTGATGCTAAATTAACAGCACCACCACATCTACCTAATGTTACTGTTGCACCATCAACTACAATTGTTTGACCAGAACCTGATCCAACTGTTGTTGTTGTTCCACATTTTTTGATGATTGTTGAATCATCTGAAACTTTATTTATATTATCTACTTTAATTGTACTTGTCATAATTATTGAAATCTATACCTTATCATTACTACACCTGACGCTCCATTAGCATTTGTTGGTGTAGCATTTGCACCACTTGCACCTCCAGCTCCACCACCTGTATTAGCTGGCCCTGCGTTTACTGTATCTCCAGTAGTTACACCCGCTGATCCACCACCAGCACCACCTGTTCCAAAACCTGTTCCAGGGTTAGCTGGATAATAACCACTTGCACCACCCCCTCCACCTGAAAAATATCTTACATTACTTACTGGACCAGGTGTTCCATAACTTGGTGCTGTTGGACCTATAAATGGGTCTGCTATATATGATCCTACTCCACCATCTCCACCATCTGAAGCAGCAGCTGCTGAACCTACTGCACCTGCACCACCTCCACCACCTCCACCAGTATTTCCACTTCTTGTTCCATTACCTCCATTATTACCTTGTGGTGGTGAAACTGGAGGAGTATTTCCTGATCCAGCAGTTCCGTCTGATCCTGATTTTGATGATCCTCCACCACCTGAACCTGCTGAAACTCCATTAATTCTTGTAGATGGTGGTTCTGATGGACTTGGATTATTTGTAATTGCTCCGGCTCCACCACCTGCTGATGTTATAGTTGAAAATGTTGAGGCAACACCACCTGGACCACAAGGACCAGTGCCTCCTCCTCCGATTGATACTGGAAAACCTGTTGCCGTTACTGTTACACCTGCTGGTGCAACAAGGGGTGAGTTTGAACCTGGAGCAGTAGAAAAAATTCTAAATCCACCTGCACCTCCACCACCTCCAGCATAACCATCAGAATCTGCTCCATTACCTCCTTGACCTCCACCACCAACCACTAAATACTCCACTACATTATTTGCTGCAACGTTTGAAATTGATGATACTGTAAAAGTGCCATCACCTGTAAATATATGTGTTTTAAAATTACCACAAGTAATAGTGGTATTTCCACCAGATGCAGACACAAAAGTTGCACCTGTAACATTTGAAGTTGAGTCGTGAATATCTTGCCAACCTTTTGTACCATCAACGTAAATTAAAGTTACTGATTGCGATTCTGTGTTTAAAGATGCATTAGAACATTGTCCATTAATTTTTGATCCACCTCTACATACTGCTACAGCTTTGCAAGCTTCTGCCCAAGTACCTGCATAATCTTTAAATGCAACAATATCACCTGCTGAAGGTGAACTAGGGAGTGTAACTGTAATTGCTCCACCACTTGTATTAATAAAATAACCATTACCTGAAGCAACTGTTAAAGGTGAAGTTTTTGCTGTAGTACACCAATCTACGGTTCCAGTACGACCCATACCTACTGTTGTTGCCCCACAAGCAATCGTAACTGCTGTTCCTGGGCCACCTAATGTAAGTGTGCTTCCTGATCTTTTTTCTATTTTATTTACTTTAACTGTACTCATAATTAATTTTGAAATTTATATCTTATTGCTACAAATCCTGACCCTCCTGCTAATGATGTACCTGGTGCGGGAGGTGAATAATTTGCTGAACTTCCACCACTTGCACCTCCGGTATTTACAGTTCCTGCTGTACCTGGTGAAGATGGGGCAGGATCGCCTCCTCCTGTACCCCCACCACCTGCTCCAGCTGTTCCACCTGTAACTGGTCCACCTGGATAAGGACTTCTTATACCACCTCCGCCTCCACCTCCTCCAGCAAAATATCTTACACTTGAAACTGGTCCTGGTGTTCCATAACTAGGTGCTGTTGGTCCAAAAAAAGGATCTGCTATATAAGAGCCTGATCCACCTGCGCCTCCAATATTATCGGCAGGTGCCGATCCACCTGCTGCTCCTGCTCCTCCACCTCCAGCTGCTGCATAAGAACCGCCGGTGTTTGGACTATTACTTCCTCCATTATTACCTTGTGGTGGTGAAACTGGTGGTGTATTTCCTAATCCTGTTGTTCCTGGACTTGTATTATAACCACCTCCACCTCCTGAACCACCATTACCTGCCGCAGCAGTACTTGTATTACCACCTGAACCTCCTCCACCGCCTGCAGAAGTTATTGTTGAAAAAGTTGAAACATTACCATTATTTCCTGATACATAAGTTGATGGTGCGCTTACACCGACTGCACCTGCGCCAACTGTAATTGTAAGATTTGTAGCTGAAGCTCCTAAACCTGCTGGTGCGTTTAAGGGTGAATTAGATCCTGGAGCAGATGAAAACATTCTAAGTCCTCCAGCTCCACCACCACCGGCACCTGATCCATTATAATGAGGTGCTCCGCCAGATCCTCCACTACCAACTACCAAATAATCAAATACAGATGTTGGTCCTCCTACTCCTGTAATATTAAAAGGTCCATCTGATGTAAATATATGTGTTTTAAAATCACCACAAGTTATAGTGGTGTTACCACCTGTTGCAGAAATATTATTTGATCCTGCTGTACTAAAATCATTATCTTGAACTGATCTCCAACCAACTGTTGCATCAATATAAACAAAAGTAACACCTTGTCCTTCTGTGTCAAGAGTTATAGCTGCTCCTCCATCTCCACCATTAATTTTTTCTGTTCCATTTGGATCAACTGTTAATTCATTTGAATCAAATGTATTATTATAATCTTGTATTGATACTATTGCACCAGCACTTCCTGCTGGTAAATCTACTTCAAAAGTACCACCTGCTGTATTACAAAAATATCCTTTTCCACTTTCTGCTGTAAAAGTAGCTGTTTTAATTGAACTTGTTTGCCAATCAACTGTGCCGGTTCTACCAAAACCTGATTGAGTAGCGCCGCACGCAAGTGTAACTGCAGTGCCTGATCCACCTAAAGTTAAGGTTGAACCACTTTGTTTATCTATTGCATCTACTTCTATTTTTGACATTATACTATTACTAAAGTCCCTGTTACTGTTATAGTTGCAGGAATAGTGATAG